ACAACAATCTTTGTGCTGGCACTGTAATTCCTTTCGAATACGTTACTCGTTTTTATCTTTAGGCTTGACAATCTCTATTTCTATTTTATTAATCTTGCCTTCTCCACTTGTTATATCTAACTGCTGTCTTTCATTTAACCCTAGCTGCGTTTTTACTGCGTGGATCACAACGCTTGGAATTTTATCTTTTATGCACTCATAGTATTTTGATCTTATAAAATCGTGCTCAATTTGCTCAATTTCTTTTACCTGCTTTGCAAACTCTTCATCTTCTGCCAACCAGCGATAGTAATTTGTTCTGCTAAGCTCTGTCATCTTTAAGGCTGTTGATACAATACCTAGAGATTTCTCAAGTGCTGCAAGCATTTTCTTTTTAGCTACCTTTGTTCTATTTTGTTCCATTTCTGTCCATATATTTTAAGTGGATCTGCTTTAGTTCCTCTTTGTATTGCTTCTTATCTCCGTATCTAATATGACAAGCTCTGCAAACTGCTTGTAAGTTTTCAATCACATCTTTTGTTTTACCTCCACCCATACCTCGTGCTTCAATGTGATGTATATCTACTGCAGGAGATGCACAAACTTCGCAAGGTATGTAATCATAATTGTCAAAGTCAAAAAACTCAAAATATATTTTTGTGTGCTTCTTCAAATTAGTATATTTGTTTTATATGCAGTGGAAGTGTTACTGGTTACACGCTAGGCTTCCAGCTTAGAATTGGCGTTCAAATCGACCTCACTGCTCTAAAGCTCTCCTTTCATGGAGAGTTATTTTTTTCCCTTTGTACATTCCTGCACCTTTTTTATCTATTTCTGTAAAAGGTATTTCTGGCACTGTAAGCTTGCACTTCTTATCTATTAAGTAGATGTATCTGTTCTGGAATCCTTTAAGAGCTTGTGCACCTTGAAAGTTATATTTTGAATCACCTCTTTTTGCTACAACTTCTCCGTTTGCCAGCTTGTAGATTGTTCCGTTTTTATTGATCTGCGTAAGCTTAAAACCACTAGCTCTGTAAATAGTTCCGTCTCCACATTGAGTTGCATCAGAGTAGGAAAGGATCCACTTAATTTGTGGTGCATTTCTTTTGATCAATCTGACACTAATTGCTATACATCTACTCTCAGAATATTTAGGTAAATAATCATCAAAAGCCATTCTGTTAAGCTCTAACATCTCGTTCCACCTTTTGTTCGTGTCCTTTATTCCAGAATCAACTAAAGGTAATACATTCCTTTTATCCATTGGTGAGCCATAACTCATAACTCCATGAAGCCTACCGTCCAGGAAACAACCAAAGTGCAGGCTACTCATATTTACAACCTTACCACTGTAATGATTTTTCTTTACAAAAGCGTTAGCTGCTTTGCTTGGAATAACTTTTACTATTATATCTTTTGCTCTACCCATTGTCGAACTATTGCATAAAGTGCGTTACCGTTTCCGTTTTCATTTCCAAATGTTTCAGCTACTTCTGACTTTGCTATTTTAAGTGCTTCTTTTATTGCTTCAACTTGCTGATCTGCTAAAGTAAAAGTCATCTGCTGTATTGGCTCTTTATCACCGTCAGGCAATTCAAAGTTCTCTGTCATATCTTCACCTAAACTCATACCGAACTCATAGTCTTCAAAACCCCAGTCTTTAAGCACTTCCATCTCAAAATAGTTAGCTAGAAGATCAAAGTTGAACTGTCCGGTATTTTTATTTAACCTAACATTAAGCTCCATTTCTTGTGCTTCTGTAAGATTTACCTCTACTGTTGGTATAGTATCATTTCCCAGATCAAACCATACTTTACACCTTTGATGCCCTCCAATAATAACGTCTTTTCTTGCAGGATTTGAATTTATTACAACCGGCTCAACGCACCCGAATGTCTTAAGCGATTTCTTAAGATCAGAATACTGTTTGTCAGTCAGTTCTCTAGGATTGTAGTCAGCTGGATTGAGCTCTGAAACTTTTCTTTCTTTAATTTTCATACGCATCGTAAACTTGTTTTAATTCATCAATTGTTTGTTTAACGCAACTAGAGCAACCGGTTACTTTTTTATTCATTCCGAATATATCGTTGTAAATATTTGTTAAGTTTATATTCTGATCATTAGTTACTCTTCCTGCTTCCATTCCTTTGAAGATCCTGCGAAGGATTGACAGCTGATCTTTTGTTATTTCTTTCTCTCTCTCCCACTTACCTATTGGACAACGCGTAAAAGCAATCCTGGCTTTTATTTGCATAAAACAGCCACACTTTTTACATTGATTAACTGACTTTCTAAAAAACTTACATTTATTGCATAGCTCAAGTCTATGTTTCAAGTTCTTTGTAGTTGCTCTTAGCTTCATTTATTAGATATTTTTTAACATTCTTAAGCGTTGTATAAATAGAAGTTGTGCTTATACCGGTGTCCTTTGCTAGCTTTCTAATACTTTTACCAGACTGAAAGTAGATCTCAAATAACAAGCGATCATACTCATGAAGATCTTTCATCTTATCCTTTATAAAATCAATCTTATTTTCAAACTCAAGCAATTCATCAATGTTGTCAAAGTATTGAAAATTTGTTACATCAAAATTCTCTGTTCTAAGCTTAGTATAATATTTAGTCTTAAAAGCTGAGTTTGATCTCACGTATTGATTCATTAATACCCTAGCAGACCAGAAGATTAAGTGACCGTTCTCTATGATAGTTTTCATTTTATCACTGTTGTATTCTAAAATAATTACACATAGATCTTGAGTTAGATCTTGTGCATCTACTTTATTTCCGTTTGTGATCTTCAGTGCTACTTCCTGGATCTTGTTTAAATGTTTGCTCAACATAAGATTTAAGTAATTCGTATCTTGTGTTGAAGGCTTGTATACCGACATTTATTTTTAATTTTTTTATCTCTCTTCTGATCTTAGTCTTACTTTGACCAGATCTTATTCCTTCAATTATTGTCTTGTTTATTATTCCTACCATACTGTATAATTTTAAAAAAAAAAGCTCCAGGCTTATGACAGACCTAGAGCTTTAAACAACTAAAAACCAGAAGAACCTGGTAACAATAGCAAAGTTATAAAACTTACTGATAATTCTACTAATTTTTTAATAAAAATCATTTTTTAAGTCTTTTCATTAATAAATAGAGATTTTACTACTTTGTTATTAAGCTGATCCATACGCCAGGATTGTCTTTGTCATATTCATACTGTAAAAATACTGGAAGTATCTCGTCTGCATTATCGTCAGTGATCCAACCGTATTTTGTCATTTGATCCTGAACAGTCTGTGCTGGATTTATGTAATCAAACTTGTGCTTACTCTTTCTTATAAACTTAAAAGCTATTTTGTAAGGCTTATCTTCTTCCAATCCTTTCAGCAGATTCTTAAAGTCTTTCTTATATTCTAACCAGTAGCTCTTAGTCTCTTTGTAATATCTCATAGTTTGTTTAGATCCTATAAAATACTTACCAGTCCACCGTCTTGAGTTCTTGCTTGAAGGAACATTACCTGGTATAAATATTTCCTTTAAGTTGTAAGCTCTTTTCTTAGATTGAATTTTTTCTTTCTCCATTCCCAAAACTTGTCTTTTAGTATCTTCTCTCTGCACATAGTAGCAGCGTCATAACTTTCAAACATCTTATTGTGAAACTTTTTCTTGAAGATAATGTGCTTTTGCATCTCTTCAAATAAACGCTTTTTATATTCGGCACTCAATATAATTAATTTTTTCTTTTCAAGATACTTATACACAATACTGATGCCAGAGATCCGGAAAGCTTTAGTTTCAAGATACTCTTCATAAGGCTGAAGAATACAATACTCTAGAAATTCGTCAGAGATCTTTTTAAGCTCTTCCGGTGATTTCTTATTCTCTAACATTAGCTGGTTTTTTTCTTTCATCTGCTGAAGCCTAAAAGCGTTAGAGTTCATTTTTGCTTCTCTTAACCAATTATTCCAGGATCTTGGATTTACTGCAAGCTGGTCTTTTTCTCTCACTCCTTTAGCAAATGCCAAAACTACCTCTTCTTTTGTTAGATTGTAATATCTTTTTGTTAAGTCATCTGCTAGCATATTAGCGTAAACTTTTCTGTCTGTTTCTGATCTTTTTTGACTAAGCTCAAATAATGTTTTATTGATTATCTGAAAGCTAAAAGCTACAAGATCTTGAGTTACTTCTTTTCCAATCATTTTAGTTTGTTTTTGTTTTGCGAATGTAAGAAATCAGGAAAGTATGTCTCTGCCAGGCCAGGATCACTTTTTTTTGCCTTCCTTACCCAGCGATTAGCTGCAAGCTTCCACTTTTTCATTGGATTCCTGCCCACCTTCCAACCGTTGCTCTCATAATATTCATAAAAGTTAATAACCTCTCGTATATCAAAGTTTTTAAGCTTAAAATAAGATTCTACTTCTTCAATAGATGAAGGTTTACCTTCCCTATTATTACTTGTAGTATTATTACTTGTAATATTATCCTTTAACTTTACTTCAATAGGGCTATTAAATTTAACTTCAATACCCTCTTTAACTTTTGTTATAGGCCTATTTAAGATTTCTTCAATAGGTGCTACTGAGATCATTCTTTTATCTATTTGTTTAGATCCTGGCACATAAAGCATTTTTACAGTTATGTATTTTTTTTGAGATAACTGTCTTATCCACTTAGATATTGAAGTGTTTGAAACCTTGTACAGCTTAGCGAAGTAACCGTTGCTTGCCCAGCACTTACCCTTTTTATTTGATAGTGCAGTGATCTCTGAGTATAGCAGCTTAGCGTTAGGCGTAAGATCTTGATCATATCTAACAGCAGCTGTAAGAATTGAATAGTAACTAGGTTGTTCCATTGTCATAATTTTTTGCAAGTTATAAAAAAAGAGAGTTTTACCTCTCTCTTCTTAGAATGGTAAACCCTCTTCTTCTGCTATATCGTTGTAGTCTTGATCAATAGCCTCTTCTTTAAAGCTTTTTTCAATACTAGATACTTCTACTTGCTGCTCTTCTACTCTCCAGCATCTTAAGCTTACAAAGTGTCTGTCTTTCCACTCTTTTCCTGCAATGTTTATACTGAAGCTGTAAGAGCTTCCTTCTTCAAGCTTTGAAACATTTCCTTCTATCGATTTGTTTACAAATTCTAGTGGTATAATTGAATCGTATTTTACGTCTTCCTGATCCACTAGAACTTCGACCTTTGCGAACTTTTCAGATATTACTTGAATATCTTTTACTTTTACTACTTTTCCTTTTATTAACATAGTGATGAAATTTGTGATTTTAGTTTATTTGCTGATAATTTAATTTGACTATTTTCTTTCTTTAATGAATCATACTCAGACTTTAGATTGAAGTATCTAGACTCTAAGCTGTTATACATATCTACACTAATTAGCTTACCATCAAAGTGCTCAAACTCATCAACTGTATCAGTGTTTATACTTTTAAGCTGCATAAAATTACAGCGATAGTAGTTGTAAGTTTGCACATCTCTCTGGTGCATCTTATACCAGTGCAGTGGATTTGTGTGATTGCCAGACTTTTCATAAGTAAGAAAGTCAGCGATTTCTTGATAACCCCACCCTCCTTCTTTTAATATAGCTGTTGAAAGCTGCCTAGCTTCCACTACAAACCTTTTTCTTGATTTACCTCTTACCTCTGCTATTGTAGTTTTACAGAACTTAGCTGAAGCTTTAAGCACTGCCAAAGCAATACCTTCACTGACCTTTTTATCTTCCTGGATCATATTAGTCTAATAATTTTGATTAATGATACTTTACTATCTTTAGAGATAGTTTTTAACTGTCCGTATGTTAGGTGCTCTTCTTCTACAAATAGCTTCCTTAATGTCGGTTGAGTTACTCCAAGCCTTATACATGCTTCTTCTTTTGTCTTATAAGTCTTGTGAAGGATCTCTTGTAATTCTGTTTTAGGTGTCCAAGTTCTCATTTTTTTCTTCTTCATTGATTACTTCGCAGTGCTCTTTACACTTTGAACAAATGTCTGTATTTTCATAAACCGGAGCTGTGCAACAGTTGCTTTCTCCTTCATATAATATAAAGTGATCCATACTAACGTCTTTTAAAATCATCAGCTTCATCTTCACCAAAGTGACCCAGCTCGTAGAATCCGGTCAGCTTGAGAACTGCTCTACTCATTGCACGCTTCTCAGCCATTGCAACCGGGTAACCGTTTGAAGTATTTGCAGGAGATGCTTCACCAAAAGTTTGTATTTTCTGATCTCCTGAAGCAGCTGTGGCTTTTATGATCACGCACTTATTATCTGGTGAGTTGTGGATCAGATCATAATGTATGTCAATTTTATTTTTAGCCTGAATTTTATCAATACCAGATCTTGAAATAATTGTGTAAAATTTGTGCTTGAAGACATCATCACTTGTCAGACCGTTCTTCTTGTATAGCTCGTTTAGTTTTTTTGCGTTCATTTTATTCTGGTTTAAGTATAGTTCCTTTTTTGTTTGGCTTTCCTAGTGCGATCCACTCAGCTTTGCTGTGCGTTGCCGGTGATCTCTTTCCACTCTTCCACTCTTCTCTAGCATAGTGCATTTGCTCAGCTTCAAGATCAGCTTGCATAGGCCTTACTATTTGATTGTGAAAAAACTCTTTCATACGTCCCATAACTAAGCCTCCAATCTTTTTAACATATTAATAACAAATTTAAGCTGTGTCTTATTGAATCGGTTAGCTCCTAGAACTTGGCCTACTGCTACCGGGTATTCTTCTTTGTCTGAAAGCTCAGTTCTTGTCGCTTCCTGGATCTGCTCCAGGAGCTGAATAACTTTGTCCAGATCTGTCTGTGTAATCTTTTCCATTTTTATAATTGTTAGTTGTTTTAATTGATTGTTAATGTCTCCGAAAATGTGGTCTAATTCTGCCATAATTGAAAAGTTTAGCAGGCCGAAGCCTGCGTTATTATTTAGTTTGAATATTCGTTAATGTAATTGTCAATAGCCTCTTGAATATTTAATGTAATCAATTTTAGCTTTACTTTTTTCCATGTAGGTAGATCAGCTTCAGCTATGAAATTAATGCAATCATAAAGGTAGCCATCAAATAAACCAAATAATTCGTTTTTAAATTCTTTGAAATCTTGATCAGAAATTAAGCTTAAAATTTCTTGCTTCATTTTAGAAGTTAAAATTTGCTTGTCGAATCTTGTGTAGTTTGCAGTTGTCATAATGTGTTTTTTTTAATTGTTTAAGATGTAGCAATACTATGGAATGTTTTTTATAACCACAAGGTTTTATGAAATTATTTTTCAAAATAAATTATTTATTAACCAAAAGGCCTTAAGTGCTGACAAGTTTCTTTATTGTCATACCACCTTCTGTTAGGCTTGTGTGTTTCCATTGAAGGTTCCCACCAAGCGTCTACATCTATAAGCTGAAGCTTTAGCTCATTAAGCACAGCTCTTGAAACTATTATATTGACTTTGTTTATCATAGCGTCATCTTTTTCTAAAGCTTCAATATTAACTTCTAGTGCTTTAATTCTTTCTGTCATGTTTTCGTTAAGCTTAGTAAATGTCTTAAAAATCATGTCATAATGTTTAACAACTCCAGTAATGTGGCCTACCGGAAACTCACCTCCAATATGTAGCACTGATTCTGTTGAAGTATCAACTGTTATTTCTTTGTTTTTTTTGCTTTTCATCTTTCTCTAGTTTTAAAAGTGTTAAATAAGTTTGTGCTTGTGATCTTAAGCGTTCCCTGCTTACGTTATCTGCGACAATATCTTGGCACAAAAGTAATAAGCGATCTTCATTACTGTTTTTAAGCTCGATTCCTAAGTTCATAATTTAATTGTTAAATTCATATTCTAAAGTTAAAAGTCTTTCTGCTACTCTTCTGTGCCACTTATATTGTAAACTCCACTCATAAGATCCAGGAATGTCTTCTACATCTATTTCGTGGATCTGTGCAATAGCTTCAAGAACTGGTAGATTATAAACCGGTAAGTCTAAAGATCCAGGAACAGCTCGTAAATGATTTGCAAGTCTGTCGATCTCGTTAGGAAAGTTTTTTAACTGATTAGAAGTATTGTAGTCTTTTCTAAGATCCTTCATAACCATCTGAAGCTTAGTTGCTTTTGATAGCTCGTTAAACTCCGGGTATAAGCCTTCAAAGTAATCAGCATCAATTGAATTTAAAACATAGTTGTTGAAGTTTTCAATATATTGCTTGTGAGATATTTTCACTATCTCTGAATGTGATTTTAATAACATGATTTTTAGTTGTTTATAGTTTATTAATAAAATTCTTAGCTCTTCTTAATGTAGGAAAGTAAGCTTCGCATCCAAACTTAGTTGTTATAAAGTAAGTTGATCCTCCGTTAAATTCGATTGAGTATTGAAATCCGTTTTTTGTAGCTTGATAAAGAGTTGTCATAATTTCTTTTTTTAGTTGTTTAATATGATTCAAAGTTAAGAATAGTTACTTTATAAAAAAATATTTCAGAAAGAATTTTTCAAAAAAAAAGAGCCTCATCTCTGAAGCCCTTACTGGTCGGGGGAATGTGTTCTAAAAAAAATGTGTTAATCTTGCTACTTGGCCTGCGTTAAACTCGTGAACATAAGCTTCCACTGCTTTAGGTGATCCGGTAAACCCTTTTCTAGCGTGCCAGCTATCAGCAGAACTTGGTGATCTTAAATACTCTACCGTTACTCCGATAAAATCCTTACCGTCTCTCCACTTATGTTTCACTTTGTGGTGCAGGTGATGCAAATACCAGTATCTAAACTTTGAGCTTGCCCAATCTTGTGGCCTTTCTTGTGCCATTAATAGTGGTAGATCATTCATTTTTGCACCGTCTCCATGCTCCAGGCCGATCAGATTACTACCCCACTTGTAATATTTTCTGTGGCTGACTGAAGCATCAACAGTTACATCTTCGCATTGTCTAAACCAAGCGTTAAGTGAATGTGCCAAGTGAAAGCCACTTTGATAATCGTGATTGCTCATTGAATGCACACAATCAACCGGAGCTACCTCTCTTAGCATCTCAACGCACTTAACATAAAGCTTTAGAGCTATCTCGTAGTGCTCCCACCACTTACCGTCTGCATCTTGTGGCGTTCCTTTTGTTGTTGTATTATATACATTATCAACGTGAAGCACATCGTTACCGATACAGAAAAGAACTCGATCAATATCAAAGCCTTTTGACTTATGTATTAAACCTTGAACGCCAGAGATCACTCTTGATACTGCCACCGGTATATTATAATCTTCACCAGTTTCTTCTTCATTAGCGTATTTACCTATATGTATGTCAGCTGGATTTATTACTAATAAGTGCCGGCCTGGCGTGTGCTTAATCTTTTTATACTTTATTGAATGGTCGCTGATAAAATTGTGCACATCTGCCAGGATCTGCGATTGATCAATAAACTCTTCTTTAGTAACTATACTAAAACGTGGATCTCCTGCTGCGTTTTGCCAGTGCTTTACGCTTACAACATCTTGCTTGTTAATTCCTCTTTCAATAAGGTAATTATCTAGCACAGAGTTCTCACTGATGTTTTCAATATTTGTAGCTCTATGTTTTAGAACTAAGTTATACTCTTCATCTGTAAGTCTTGGCCTATAATCTTTTGTCATACTTTAGAAAAAACTGTGAAACATAAAGGAAGCACTGCAATAAAGCTCAACAAAACATTAAGCTCCGTCAATCCGGTTGCAGCCATATCAGATACAGCAGCAGCTACTAAAACGCCTGAAACAGATCTTTTTGCACTCCACTTCTTTTGCCTTTGGCCTTCTTTAAAAATATCTGTGAGACCTTCAACTGCTTTGAATAAACCGTTAATCTTCTTTACTTTCATACTCAGTTTCAATTTCAGTTGAATCAATGATCCAGGAACTCCATATTTTACGTGCTTGATCTTCTGCAAGCTTTTCAGCTTCTGACCTTTCTTTACTTTCTTTCATTGTAATACCAATCTGTGTAACAATAAGCTAAAGCTGCAATAATTATTATAAAAGAAAGTAAAACGTATATCATTTTATTTTATCTTTAATAAAGAAGTTAATTAAACCGTCAATCTTGCCGAATACAGCATTATCTTTTTCTGTTGGTGTAAGATTAACTACAACCTTAATAAAGGCCATTAGAGATAACGTAAGAGCTACCCAATTGTTTGTAATAAATTCAATCATAGTAAGTGTCGATTTGAAAAAATAAAAAAGGTAAATATAAACAGTGTTTGTTTCCATCTTTGAACTGCTCCGAACAGATCCCTACAAGAATACCTTTGTAGAAACCAAGCGATAGTTCCCAACCAGTCATTAGTATAAAAATAAAACTTGCTGTGGTAATTCCAGATCACAGTCAGCGTGTATAAAATTCTTAGCAATTCCAACTCTTGTAAAACCAGCTTCCAACAATCCTTTAATTATTTGTAATCTTTGGTAAGATGCTTCACAATATATATCACAAGCGTTGCCTCTTAAGTGTGCACTGTTTGGCTTTCCTCCAACTTCAAAATTGTGTGCTTTGCTTCTCCAGCTGCTCGTTATTGTAAAAGGCACGCCAGCAAATTTACGTGCATTATCTAGCATCTGTAAAAACTTTGGCTGCATCTTGTCAAAGCAATTAACGCCAGCACAAGTAAATTCTTCTTTTATAAAATACTTCATTTGTCTTTAAGCTTTTTAATATTATAAAGTAAAGCTGTAATTAAAACAAGAACTGTAAGAGCCTGCTCTATATCTATAAAAGTAATACCCACTGCTCCTGCGTTGATAGAATTAAAAACTACTGTATCTATTTTTGCTTGCATTTAACTTGCTGAATTTTGTCAAGATATACTCTTAACTTTTTAATATTTTTATCCTTAGGTTTGTAAGGCATTTAATCTATTTTGATACCTGGATTGAAAGCGTTTTTCACTGGGTAAATATCATCGTTGTTGTTGTTTGTATATTCCGGATACAATGACTCGTTATAAATTAAGTATTCAATAATTCTTTGACCGTAAAACTCTGCGTTATCTCTTTCCTTACTGATCAACCAATCAACGTCAGATTTTGTAGCTGCTGTTCCGTTCTCACTATTCTTTTGAGTTATTGATCCGTTAGCAATCTTATAAGATATAAACGGTAAAGCTTCCATAACTGCATAATGAACTAAAGCGTCTTGTATATAATCATCTACAAGCTTTTCATAATTACCAGTTAAAGTGCTGCTCTTTATATCAGAAGCGATTTTATCATATAATTTACTACCTAGAATAGCCTGCAAGTGCTTATCTTGTGCAGTTTTTACAAAAGGTAATAAGAACTCTGTATCTATGTTATAGTTTAGTGCTGTTGATCTCTTTAAGCGATCTTCTGAAATAAATAAAATTGCCATTTTATATTAATTTAAACGTCCTTTATTTGCTGTATCTATTGGAGCAACTGCTTCTTTTCCTTTCTGCTTTACATAAGGATTGCTACCAACTCTTTTTTCATTTTTCATACCTTCGTTTGGTAAGAATTTACCACCTTTCTGTTTTCTGAAGTATATTCTTCTTAGCCAGCCATGATAACAGTTTACGCCACCTTTCCAGGCAAACAGATCATAAGTTTTACGACCTTTAGGTGCAAAATCTCCGTTTACGCCTGCTCTGCTCATCTTCTTAATATCTTCATACCTAAATTCAATACCAGAGTCTGACATCATTATCATTTGTGTGCAAAATAACCTACTTGGACTGCTAGCACTTGAGCTGGCTGTCTTTGCGTAAGCGTATCTTACTTTATAAAGACCTTTATCTCCCCACTTTGATTTATCTCCTGGTTTAGCATCTGAATCTTTTGGTAAGCGATCAAAACACTCCTTATAGTCTCCGGTCATTTCTTGTACTCTTTTGATCTCTTCGACTTTCTTTTTTGCCCAACTGTAACCAGGATCTCCACCCCAAAGTGCCCAAGCTATTCGACCACGTGAAGGAAAACCATCACCTCCAGGTTTAAACCCTTCTCCACCTTTAGTGGATTTCTCGTGCCTGCTAAAGAAAGAGTACATTCTTTTTATAGTTTCAATACTTAAGTTTTTCTTGTTAGCTATATCTCTAGCTCTAGCAACGCCAACTAGCGTTCCACCTCTCTCAAACTCTTTTCTCCACTCTAAGCCTTTTTTAGCTTCTGCTACCATTCCATTCGTAGGTTTAGTGTCAATATCTGACACAGTCTTAAACTCATGAAAATCATCTTCAGTTGTATCAACTAGCTCTTCACTTACAAGATCCCATTTGTCAGAATTGTTCACTTCTCCGTATGTTTCTAGCTCGTCAAGTAAATTGCTTGACATTTCATCGTTTAAAAAAGGCCTTTTATCCTTTTTTGAAAACATCTCTTCTCTTTCATTCCTGCACCCACAGCTTACATTTTCTAGCTTTTCAATCACATCTTTTGCTTGCTTGTGATCCACAAAAGGCATATATCTAACAGTTCCATCTATTGTATGTTCATGGTATCCTTCTCCACCTAACCTTTTAGCTTCTGCTTCTGCTTCTTCAATAGAATCATAAAGTGGTAGCTCTATATTGTCAGTGATCACAGTGGCTACTTTAGCCATTTTAACGCCAGTCTCCTTTTCTTTTGTTTCTGCATCAATACCGACTACATCTTCAGTAAATTCTAAAGGCTGAAGCGTTATAAAATAAATGTCTAAATTAATGTTGTTTGTCTTAAGGATCTGAGAAATTGCGTTAAGAACAATATTCTGCTTTGGCCGGATCACTGTATTATCAAATAGCTGTGAAGCTGTCTTAATTTCTTCAGCGTTATTACCTAAACCGGTTTTATCTTTTATACCAAAAAGCATAGGAGAAGTAACTCTGTGCCCTACTAGAATCTTCTTTGTACATTCTTCACTTAAAAACTTGTATTGCTCTGAAGCTTCACTTATCGGTATAGGATCTATTGTTGTAGCTGTGCTTTGATTGTCATTGAAGGAAAGCACAAACTTTTTACCATTAGTTGAAGTAAATTTCTGCGTGATCTTTCTTTCAATAGCTCTTTGTTCTTCTGCGTTTGGCGTTCCATTATTAAAGTTCACCATCATTGAAGGAGCGAAACCGTTCTGTATATTTGTCAAGTGATAGTTTCCAATCTCTTCGTCTATTTCTGACCACTGTAAAGATCCTTGATAGTCTACCGGAGAAAAGTAAAAAAATCCAGGTGAATACGGATTGATCACAAAGATCTGGCTGTCGCTTGTTTTCCTGGATCCGTCAAAACATTCAATTCTTACCGGTGCATACTCGTCTTTTCTCCACTCCTTCCAGTTATCAGAATAATAGTAAGCGTTAATCTTACCGTCTACTGCCTTTTCTGGCCTTAAGTTTTGTATAGGTATATGTTTTGCCTTCTTTACTTCTGTCCTTCCTTTATTCCATACTACGTTAAAAGCTGACTGCCCTAAAAGCTTCAAATCTAAGCACACTTTTTTTAAGCATTCATCGTGAAAGATCATCTTCATTTTAGCGTAGTCTAAAGGCTTTTGAGAAGCGTCAGTAGCTGCTAAGCCTTGTCCGTATATCATCTCGCTTATACCAGTGATCACAGCGTTATTTACAGCACTACCGTTATATCTATCTATTAAATATTGATAGTAGTTGTTATCTTCTCCATATTGCACCCACTCCTTTGCAGAGCTTTCTACAATTTTAGGAGTAGAATAACTTGCCATATTCACTAACTTTACACTCATTTTTTAGTCTTTAAAATATACATAATTTTGTGTGCTTGGATCTGCGTGCTGCTGGTACTCTACTTCGCTTGTACCAGGTAAAACTGCTAAACCTTGCCATCTTAACCCCAAAACTGTGGAGCTTTCCGGATCTACGTTTGTGCTACTTGTTTGTTCATATATCTTTAACACCATTTCAGAATTTGTTTTAATATTAATAAAAGTTTGTTCTGGATGAAAAACAGTTTCCTTTACACTAATATTTTTAATTAAAAAGGAAGAAGGTGCTGCCGAAGTATTACTAAAATTAACGGTATTATTTCCAACGCCACTTGAAAGATTAAGAGAATATGATTGAACTGCTGGCGTAATTAAATGAATACCACCATACAGATTTATATACAATTCTGGTGTATCACTGACAAAAGTTATATCAAATGTTACAGTGTATTGCGTATTTTCTTTGGCTGTTGGATTACTTTGACCGATCCCTTGAAATTGATTAATAAAAGCACCACCACCAACAATTTGACCTGGATTACCTGTTTTTATCCAATCATTTGCAAAGTTTATTAAAGCACCGTTAGTAATTATTTCACTACCTAGACTTTCATTAATATAATATGAAAAAGAAGCAAATCTTGAGTTAAAAGAAACTAGATTATTTACTTTGTCAGCCACTGTTTTAGAAGATATTCTATTGCTTACTAACTTTGATTGCTTAGTTTCTAATCTAAAAAGAAAAAAGTTTGTTCTAGGTGAGACACATCTTTTCTCAATATTAAAATATGAAGTATTTAAAACAGTTGGCTTAAAGTATAACATTAATTTTTTTTACTTTTTTTTTAGGAAGTGAGCTTATTACTTCACAGCTTCTTTTTTTTGAAAGTTTACTAGCACATTCTTCTGCTGCTTCTCTTGAATTGTAAATGAAGTGCTCATGCACAATATCTTCTTTTAGGTATTTAAGCTCGTAGAACATTTTATGTTTTACTGGAAGCTTGTCTAAGTAGATCATTTTTTTTTGTAATTGATTATACTAATAAATAGATAAAACTCTTTTTTGTTTTTTATTATACATGAAGGCAAAAAAAAACCACCTAATTAAAGGTGGCCTTTTATTTTAATAAACCCTATTTTATGAAGTTACAATAGTAATTGTTTCTCCTAAATTATCTAAGATTGCTGTGGTTCCTTCTTCTACAAATAAAGCAGCACGTTGTTCTTTTGCTGTTATTGTAAGATTATAACCACTCATATCACCGTAAGCCTTACCAATTGAAACTGTTCCTCCAGTTACAGTTGCTCCATTGTGAGCACCCATTAAGTAACATTTTCCAAATCCTTTAGCTTCTATAATATTATTGTCTTCTACAAATACTTGAAATCTACCTTGTGCCAAAAGTTTTAGATACTTTAAAGCATCTTTTGAAAGGTTTGGTAAAGATAAAGTAAGCGATTGCTCATAAAAAACTGTCCCATTATCAGCAGAAACCGTAATGGTTTCTACATACTCAGAAGTTTCAGATCGTAAGGCATATTTGTAAGCTGAAGCTGCTGTTGCAACTGTGGTAAGCTGACCATCTGAATCAATTGTAAGTGCACCCATGTCTCCGTTATTTACGAAGTATACATTTCGGACACCACCTACTGATTCAAGACAAGATATTGCTCTACCGTTTGCTATATTACACGCCATATCGATTTAAGTTTTAAGAATTAAGCGTAAAGAACAATGTCAGCTCTCGTTGAATAACCAACACCTGCATTGAATCTCATCACCATATTTACGTTATCTGATCCATCTACTAGAGTTTGATCTAGTAATTTAACTTCAGTCAAATCTCCTTCCAAATCAGTAGCAAAGAACATGTTTGATTTACGTCCTGCAATCATACAGTCAGCTGCCATTCCAGGTGCCCACTTGATAGTGATACCCTCAAAGTTCATTTCTGTAGCTCCATCGTGAAATAAGTTTCTGTAACCTAAAGCTGCTTGTGCTGAAATATAAAATTTAACTGCTGCTGTACCCATAAAGATACAAAGATCTTCCTGTCCGTAAACTGCTGCACCTATTGCATCACGTACTTTTCCTAGCTCAGCGATTATGTTAGCTGCTGATAATGTTCCAGCTGCTACATCTGCTCCACCGTCAGCTGTTAGTTGCTCTTTAAAGCCTCCAAACTGTCCAGTAGTAAGTGCTGCTCCGTTCCAGATAGACTGTTCTACTTGCTGCCCTACTAAAGATCCAGCGTAAGAGATTAAGTAGCTAGCGAAATCTGTTTGTAAAGATCCGTCTAAACCTGCTCTCATGTTTGCACCTGCCCAAGTTGAAAGCCAGTTGTTTTTACAGATTGCTCTGTTCAACTGTAATCTTTTTGGAGCTAAAGCTTTTTCTGCATAAGTTACGTCTCCAGCACTTACAAAGTTACATGAAGCGTCAGTAATTGCTGCTGCTGATAAAGCAAAGTTGTTAAGGTTTACTGTAAACGGTACGTTTGGAAGTACAGTCAAGTTGCCTTTTCCTAAAGTTTCAGCAGATAAAAGTGAAGCTGACATGTAACCAGCTGCTGCTTTACCTGCATACGTTTTTGTTAATGAATCTGCCATTTTTAAATATTTTTGTTTTTATTGATTAAATATGTTACTCTTTCTTGTGGAGTTAATTTTGAAAAGTTTACTTTATTAAAAGTGGTGCTTGAAGTTGATCCTTCTGGCGTTGGAGTAATTTCTACTCCAGGCTTTTCAAACTCTTCAATCTTTGCGTCAGCTTCAACTTTTTCAGCTTTCAAAGTATTAAACTCTTCTTTAATTTGTGAAAATTCTTGAACTAAGTTTTCAAGAACTCCGATTGCTTGAACTAAAGCATCTTTTGTTTGAGTGTTAGAATCACTGAGCTCTTCAGTTTTGTAATCTTCTTCCTCGTCTTTTTTCTTTTGCTCTTCAACTTCTTCTTCAACCACTTCTTCAACTTCACCTATTGAAGCAATTATACCCTCTTCCTCTACAACTAATAATTTACCGTCAGACATAACATACTCACCAACTGGTAAAGCTTGCTTTTCTTCTTCAATCATTATGAAGACAGTTGCTCCAACTTCAAAAGCATCAGCTGAAATAACTGTGCCATCTTCAAGTTGTGCGTCCTCGAACTTTAAGTGCTCTTTTGCTTCTGAAAGCTCTTCTGGCGTTGGCTCATTGTTATTAACAACTTCAACCATACCTAAAAGCTCTTTAATTTTGTCTATTGCTTCCATTTTTTTAAGATAGATTTATACATGTAAATAGAGCTTAAATTACTTTGTTGTATTTTCACTTTCTAGTATTATTTTCCGAATCTTATCTAAAAGCTGATCTTCTGACATCTTAATTGCTCCAGCGTCTTTACTTTCAAAGTATCCTTCAATACTAAAACCTTTAACTTCTCCTTCTTTTATATAGTTATTCCACACATCTTCGTTCTCTATTTTCATGCAAGCCACCCAAGTTCCAACCGGGTAATTAAAACCATAAACAGCAGACTTATCTTTTTTACTATCTTCAACAATCCAAGTTTCAACTGTTGTGATACCATTAACTGCTCTCTCATGGCCTAACGTAGCTGATTGATGCTTACTGTTGATCATGTAAAGTTCTTCCACTCTTCTGATCGTATCCTTTGAAAAGAAACAGTTATATTTCTTACCTTCTGAATCAACTCTAAGTATTGGTGTGTCCGGAATCATTACAGCACCAATCACAACTCTTTTATCATTATCAACTGTGGCAAACTTTTCATTTACCTGGCTCTTTGAGAAATATACAAAGTTCTCTTCAATTGCTGGATCTTCAACTAAGCTTATAGCAAAGACCCCAACATCAGCGTCATTTTCATTTAAGATAAACTCAACTAATTTCATTTGTTCTTCTTTTTTCTTTTTTTTCATTACAGTGTGCTTTGATTTTTAATATATGAATTTGCCTCTTGTGCGTCAGTTACATCTCCTGCAATTACAAAAGCTTGAACTGGCTGATCGTTTTGGCTATTAACTGCACCAACGACATCATCTAAACTAGTTGGCTGATTTACTGCTTGTCCAATCATTGACCCCATAGGTGCACCTGCTGCTGCACCTGCACTTGCTCCAGATCCACCTCCAGATCCACCAGTATCTGTCTCCATTATCTTTTTTACATTTGCTAGACCTCCAGCTATTACAGCAGCAGCAGAAATAAAACCTAACATACCACCTTGTGCAAATGCTTTGTTTGCTCCTACATAAGTATCAATTATAGCTGATCCGATTGCAAGCTCTTTACTTTCTCCTGCTAACCCTTGTAAAGCTCCTGCTAAACTTGAAGCTGCACTTAA